GTTTTTCACTCTATAAATATTTATCAAAGAAATTTATTATTTTATATGTAAAATGAGAAGAATATACTATAAGTGTGAAAAATTATAAAAATATAAAAAAATTGACTTAAAGTTACACTATAAGCCAATTTCCAATATTTTTCACTTTTTCAGGGCCTGAAAAGTATTATAAAATTTTATTTTGTTTCATTATCTTATTGTAGAAAAAATTAACATCTTTATTATTTTTGATAAGTTCATTGTATGTATCTCTAGCTCTTAAGAAATATGGAATATTTACTGTGCCGGTTTCATCTAAATTTTTATAATAACCGATTAACACATTTAAAATTGTTGCTTTCTTTTCTTCAAGGGCCTTTTGATGTTTTTCAAAATCTAAAATTACTGTCATAATTCTTACTCCTCTATAAATTTAATTTGCATTATATCTTTATCTATAACTTCTACAATTGCAGTCTCACCTTTTTCAATGTCCATTTGCTCAATAACTTTTTTAGGAATATTTAAATATAATCCTTTTTTACTTGCCTGAATAATAACTGTTTTTTTCATTATATTAAATTCTCCTCATTGCATATAAATTGTATTTCTTGATCTGAAAATTCTGGAATTACTGCAGATTTTTTGTTTTTTTGATAATCCATAAACATCATAAAACTTAGAAATAAAATGCTTAAAACTACTAAAAATTTTGTCATAATAACCTCTCTTTCTTTTTATATAAAAATAATAACATGTTATGAATATTTTTCAAGTGTTTTCAAGTGATTTCTTTATATTTCTTAATAAAAATACCATAAATGGAGGATATAAACTATAATTGTAGAGGGTAAATAATGAGCAAATTTAAAGCATCGGATTATAATGCTTACAATTCAAAATTTGGATTTGATAAGTACAAACAACTTTATGACCTCATGCAAGAACTTTTTAATTTGTTACCTTTTGATGAAAAGAATTATGAAGATGATTCTTTTTTTGTTTTTTCTGGCATGAACGTTTTTATTGATAAAGAAAACGGCTCATATTGTGAAATAATTAATTCTGGGTGGCTTCCTATGGATGAAAGAATTAAACTTCATAAACAGAAACTTGCAGCCTTCAAAAAAGATATTATACAACTAAATTTGTTTTAATATATTGACACTAGAAAAAGCTTTAAAAGATATGGTATAATAAAATTATGGCTAATAATAAAAATTTAAAACCAATAAAAAAGGGTGAACTGACCAAAGAAGAAGCAAAGAGAAGAGGCTCTCTTGGTGGTAAAAAATCTGCACAAGTAAAAAGAGAGAAAAAACTCTTTAAAGATATTTTTCTTGATTTGCTTAATTATGATATTGAAAAATTTACAACTAATGAAGAACTTTTAGAGAAAATTTCTCAAATAAATCCTTTATTTAGTCAAAATATTGATGTTAAAACCGTTATATCAGCACAAATAATAAAAAAAGCTGTTAGTGGTGATTTGAGTGCAATCTCAATGTTAAGAGAACAAATAGGAGAAGCACCTGCAAGTAAACACGAATTAACAGGAGCAGACGGCTCTCCTTTAGTTCAAAAAGTGTATGTTACTTCTGAAGATTTAAAGAAAACGGATGAACATATAGATGAAGTTATCGGTGGGAATAGATAAAGAATTTTTAGGACAAAGACTACTACAAAGAGGTTTTAGAGTTTGGTTTTTGTATATGTTCCGGATAATTGAAGGAACTGACTTTGTTGTTGAAGAAATGCATCATGACCTTTTTGAATATTTTGATGATTTGTATAATCAAATAATTACACGTTTAAATCTTAATATCCCTCCTCGTGCCGGTAAAACTACAATTGGGAAATATTTTATTGTTTTTTGTGTTACTAAAAATCCTAAATCTAATTTTATTTATACTTCATTCTCACAATCTTTATTGGCAGATGTTTCAAGAGATATTATGAAAATATTAGAACATCCGGTTTATAAAGCAATGTACTCTAATAGAACGTTTTTAGAAGAGGAAGAAGTAAATCCTATTGATAAGTTTTGGAGTGAGTATCTTTTTAAAACTGAGGGAAAAAATGTTTATTCAAACAAGAAAATTGTAACGGCTCAAGGTGGTGTTTTGTTGTTTGCTTCAATTGGTTCAACTATTACAGGTTTTGGAGCCGGTATTAGAGACTCAAAAAAATTTACTGGGGCCTTGATTATTGATGATGCAAATAAACCCGCAGATATTCGTTCACAATTGATGCGTGATAAAGTTGTTAGATATTTTGAAGAGACTTTGTTATCTCGTTTAAACAACAGTAATGTTGCTATTTTAAATATTCAGCAAAGATTACATGTAGAAGATTTATCAGGTACTTTGATAAAAAAATATAACTTTATTACCTTAAAAAAATCGTTACTAAATGAAGAAGGAAGATGTCAGCTTCCTAAACAATACACAAAAGAACGTATTGAAGAGCTGCAAAAGAATAATTATGTTTTTCAGGCCCAATTTCAACAAGAGCCAATTCTTGATGGTGGTAATGTTATAAAAACCGATTGGTTTAAATATTATCCTGTTAGCTCTAATTTTGAATATAAAAGAATAATTATGGTTGCAGATACGGCCATGAAAGTAAAAGAACATAACGATTACAGTGTTTTTATGGTTGGGGGAATTTCTCAAGATAATAAATTACATGTATTGGACGTTGTAAGAGGAAAATGGGAAGCTCCGGAACTTAAAAGAAAATGTAAAGAGTTATGGAACAAGTGGCAAACAGGGGAAACTTTCTGCAGTGGTTTATATGTTGAAGATAAAGCAAGCGGCACTGGTTTAATCCAAGAAATTAAAACAGAATGCTCAATTCCTATAATTCCGATTGAAGCGGACAAAGATAAATTAACCCGTCTTGAGAGTGTTTTAGCACATATTGAAGCCGGGAACGTTTTATTACCTAAAAGTGAATTATACGGATTTAATCCTGAATTATTATCAGAATGTCAAGAATTTACAAGAGATGATAGCCATAGGCATGATGACCAAGTGGACTGTTTGGTTTATCTTATAATGAACACCATTGCAAAATTAACTGTTAGTATTTATGATGTTATTGATTAGTGTGCTATAATATACCTATGAGTAAGAATAAAAATAAAAATAAGAATAAACTTAATTTACCACAAGTAGTGGATGTAGAAAAATCTAACAGTTTAACTGAATTTGCGTTAGGAATAAGAACACAACAAAATCAAATTGCACAAGCAGATACTGCAGAGGTTAATCTTAGACGATATATGTTGACGAATAACCGTATGTTGTTATCACAACTTTATGTTGAAATTGGCCTTGTACAAACTTTAGTTGATCAACCTGTTGATGATGCTTATGCTGAGCTTCCGACTTTGAAGTCAAGTCAAATTGAACCTGAAGAGATAGAGCAAGTGCATCAATACATGCGTGAAAGTAAATGGTTTGATACATTCAAGCAAGGGATTAAGTGGGGTAGATTATACGGTGGAGCCGGTATATTTATAAACACAACTCAAAACCCTGTTAGTGAATTTAGAACTGATAAACTTCATCAAGACTCTAATATTAGTATTTATGCCGTTGATAGATGGGAATTGAACTATCAACCAAGTGGTGAGATTAGTGTTGACAATTTGGACCGTTCAAAAGGTATAAGTCAAACTCCTTATAATCTTTACGGTGTAACTGTACACGATAGTAGAATTCTAAAGATTAAAGGTAAAGAAGCTCCGTCAATATTATCACTTCAATTAATGGGTTGGGGTATGTCAGAAGTTGAAAGATTACTCCGCTCTTTAAATGCGTATTTGAAAAACCAAGATTTGATTTTTGAGTTATTGGATGAAGCTAAAATTGATGTTTATAAGATTGAAGGGTTTAATAATGCTTTATTACAAAAAGGCGGTACTGATAAGATATTAAAACAAGTTACAATAACAAATCAAGTTAAAAATTATTTAAACGCACTTGTTTTAGATGCTCAAGATAATCATGAGCAAAAGACAATGACTTTTTCAGGCTTGCCTGATATGAATATTCAAAATAAACAGAATATTGCATCAGACCTTAAAATGCCAATAACTAAATTATTTGGTGTTTCTTCTGCAGGTTTCAACAGTGGTGAAGATGATATTGAAAACTATAATTCAATGCTACGTTCTGAAATTAGAGCAAAAAATCACTCAACACTTGTAACTATTTTCAAATTAGCTTGCTTAAAAGTTTTAGGATTTATTCCTGAAGATATAGATTTAGAATATCCTGCTTTAAGGGTTTTATCTGCAGAGCAAGAGGAAAATGTTAAAAATCAACAGTTCAACAGATTGTTACAGGCTTATTCTGCACAAACTATTACAGAAGAAGAATTTAAGGAAGCGTGCAATAAAGCGAACTTATTCCCGATTGAGGTTGAAGTAAAAGCAACTCCAAAACTAGAGGATTTGGCAGCTCAAGGGAATAAAGAAAAGAAAAATAGTAAAGGTTGGAAATGGTGGTAAAGCAATTAAAACCAATTATTGACAAATTAAAATATTCAAATTCTATAACTCGTGTTTTAAACGAGTTTTTTATTTATACTTTTTGGGCTGAAATTGCAAGGATTTTAAAATCTGTGGGAGAGTTAGAAAACGCAAAAGAGGATGTTGTTATTGAGGCGATTAGGTCCGGTCGTATTGAATATGTAAACGGAAAGTTTTACGGTAAATTTAATTCAAAGATTAGCAAAGCCTTAATCGATATGGGTGCAAAATATAACAAAGTAACTAAAACTTTTGATATTGCAAAAGACTTACTTCCAATTAATGTAATTGAAGCTATTGCAGCAAGTGCTGTTTTAGCTGCAACAGTTCGTAAGCAATTATTAGATTTTTTGAACTCTTTCAATATAGAAAATTACATGCCAGATTTACAAAAAGTTCTTGATGTTCCTTTAGATCACATTTTAGAAGATTTAGATGAACAAGCATATTTTACTCTAAAAGATGCGATTACTATTGAACCGGAATTAAGTCCTGAAATGAAAACGAATTTAAAAAAGGAATATACAGAAAACATGGAACTGTCTATTAAAAATTTTACAGAAAAACAAATTATTGAACTTCGACAAATTATAGAAGAAAATCAGTTTAAACGTAACAGTAATGAAAGTTTAATCAAACAGATACAAGACCGTTATGGAGTTACTGAATCAAAGGCTCGTTTTTTGGCCCGTCAAGAAACAAGTCTTTTGACAGCTAAATATCGTAAGTTAAGATATACTGATGTAGGGGTATATAAAGTAAAATGGTCAACATCACATGATAATAGAGTAAGAGATTCTCATAAAAAATTAGACGGTCAAATATTTGATTTAAGAGAAACTCCACCAATAATAGATGAACGTACAGGACAAAGAGGTTGGCCTGGAGAAGCATATGGTTGCAGATGCGTATTAATTGGAATTATTGAATAAAAAATGGATGATATTTTTCTCTTGCATAATTAGCTGTAACAATGGCATCTTTTAAGTTGTCAAATCTTCCAATGCTACTCTAGCCTTAGAATATTATTGTATAATAAAAATAGAGTATTGTTAAAACTATGATATAATAAAATCAAGAGGTAAAAATGGAAATATTAGAAAACTCAAAAGAAAAAGACTGGGCCAAATGTTATAGGGCTGTAAACTTCATTGAAAAGGGTGTTTGTACCTATCAAGATGAGGTTGTATATCTTAATCAGAACACACTTGAAAAATGCGTAAGAGATATTAAAGGTAAGCCTGTAATAATTAAACATCAAAGAGGTATCAATCCCGATAATATGCAACAACATGCAGTTGGATATGTTACAGGTGCCGGATTTGATGAATTTAATGCTAGTTTTTCATGCGATTTTGTTTTATTTGATGAAGAAGCTAAAAGCAAAATTGCTAACGGTTGGAGTGTTTCTTGTGCATATTTGCCTAAAGCATTCGGACAAGGTGGCACTTGGCACAATACAGCTTATGACAGAGAAATTACTGACCTTGAATTTACTCATCTTGCACTTGTTCCGGACCCGAGATATGAAGATGCTAAGGTGTATGAGAATGCAAAAAGTTACAATAAATTAAAAAATGAAATAGAAAAAAATACTCAGGAAAAGCAAAACAATAAGGAGGACGAAATGGACGTAAACGAATTTATTTCAAAAATTACTGATGGCATTGTAGAAAAATTCAATGCTTGTAAAAAGAACGAAATGGATGAAGAAGAAGAAAAGAAAAAAATGGATGAAGAAGAATTAGACAATGAAGATGATGACAAATTAGAGTTTGAGGGCGAAACTTACTCTAAAAAAGAACTTGTTAATGCTTTTAAAACTATGAAAAAGAATGAAGCTGATGCAGAAGCTGCTAAAAAAGTAGAGAAAGAAAAAGAAGAAAAAGAAAATGCTCTTGGAGAAGAAGCATATAAAAAACTTGAAGAACTTTTAAACTCTCGTAAAACAGATGATGAATCAGATAAAATTAAACATGAATCACAAGCAGATAGAATTGCTCGTGGTAATGAGATATTTGGTTAATAAATAGGAGGATATAAAATGAGCGTGAATTTCACATCTAACGTATTAAGACCTTCAGGTCAAAAAGGTATGATTAAAAACGGTGAAAGAGGACAATCTTATCAATGTCAAGTTTTCACTGATGGTGTTGCAAAATTAGTAGTTGGAGATTTTGTAAAACTTAAAGATGTTGCTAATGCATCAACTCCGGTTGTTGAAAAAATCACTGCAACAACAGAAGAACCGTTTGGAGTTATTGGTTACAATGCAAACAAAAACGAATTTGAAAATGGCGACATGGTAACAGTATATTCTGATTACACAATGATAACACTTGAATCAAGTGCAGCAATTGCAGCAGGTGATAAAGTAATGCCTGTTATCGCAGGTCAATTAATTGCAAAAGCAACTGCTACAAATTATGCTGTAGGTGTTGCTTTACAAAAAGCATCTGCAAAAAATCAATTAATTGATGTTCTTATTAAAGCACCTGTATTAGTATCAGCTTAGTTAATTTATAGGAGAAAATAAAAATGGGAAAAATATTTAACATGCCTTTAGTGGTAAACAGAGATGGTGAAATTTACTCACCTCAAGGAGTTATTGCTCATGCCGATTCTAAAAGAGAATTGGAAAAACTTAATGCTCTTGGAGCAGATCAAACAATTACAACTTTAACATCAATATTGCCTGATGTTATTAAACAAAAATACTACACAATCCCTCTTGCAGATTATGTGGATATTGAGGTAGGACAAGGCAATCCTTTTGCAGCTAAATTATTTAATTGGCAAACAGAAGTAAAAGATGGCGGTTTTGAATCAGGATTTATCGAACTTGGTTCTAACCGTTCTAATGCTCAAGAAGATGATATTGCTGTAAGTCCTAGAGAGTATGCAGTAGCTTCTTGGAAAAAAGATGTTACTTATAACATTTTTGAAGAAGGTGTTTTCTCTGCAGGTACTCAAAACATGGATTATGTTCGTGAAAAATACGATGCAAGAAAAACAGCTTATGACTTGGGTATTCAAGAATTCATGTGTGTTGGTTCAAAACAACAACCTGCTAAATATAACGGTTTGTTAACTGTTGCCAATGCAACATCTAATACTAGCGTTATTACTAAAAATTTGTCATCAATGACAGCTGCAGAATTTAATGCAGTATTAGCCGGTTTGATGCCTGCTTATGCTACAGCAACATCTTATACTGTAATGCCTAACAGATTAGTAATTCCTGCTGATGATTACATGGGATTAGCTTCATTTATGGCTGAAACATTCCCATATCCAGGTTCAACTCGTTTAGAAGTTCTTGAAAATGCGTTAAAAATGATTACAAAAAGAGCTGATTTCAAAGTTCTTCCTCTTGTATATGCATCTAAAGATAACAATGCAGGTATTACAGGCTTGAACAAAAACCGTTATGCGTTGTATAATAAAGATGCAAAATCATTAATTGCTAGAATGCCAATTGACTTCACATTGACATTACCAGGAACAGTTAATGGATTTGATTATACATCTGCTGCATACTCAAGATTCACAGGTGTACAAGGTTTAAGAAATGAAATGGTTTACTTCGATTTCACATAAGGAGGAATAATGAAACTTTATAATAAATCACAAAGAAACTTTCAATTGTCTAATGAAACAATAATTAAACCTAATGACTTTTTTGAGGTTGACGATAAAGTAGGGAAAAAACTTCTTGAGCTTTATCCGGGAGAAATTCTTGAAGCAGGTGCTGCAGTACCTGCAGACAAAAAAGACAATGAAGAGTTGAAAAAAGTAAAAGCTGAACTTGAGGAAATCAAAAAACAGCTTGAAGCATTAACTACTGACAAAGCAAAAGTTGATGCAGAGTTAGAGGAAGCTAAAAAGCAAATTGAAACTCTTACTACTGACAAAGCAAAAGTTGATGCAGAGTTAGAGGAAGCTAAAAAGCAAATTGAAACTCTTACAGCTGACAAAGCAAAAGTTGATGCAGAGTTAGTAAAATTAAAAAAATAATTAAAAAGTTACTCTTTTAATTTGATGTAGAGCTTGCCGAATAAGACAAGCTCTTTTTTTATATGTTATAATAAGATTATGATTACAGTAGAAGATTTTAAAACTTATTTTAAAAGATACAACATTCCTTTCTTGCCTGTTTGGAGTGCTGATGTTTTTTATAATACTGGTGAAAAAGTTTACTATGAACAAACAAGACTTTTTTATCAAGCTAATAAAAACGGAGTAACAAGTGTTCCTACAACTACAGAAGATTGGACTATAGTTGAGGGTGAAGATATAAACGATTATGTATCAGATGATGATATCGAAAGAGCTATGGGTGAGATGAAAGCAATGTTACCTGAACATTTATTTGATGAGGAAACATTAAGATTAGCTCAACTTTATTTAACTGCTCATTGTCTTCTTAATGATTTAAGAACTGCCATGAGTGGTTTGGCTTCACAGTTCCCATTCCCATTACAAAGTCGCTCAGTTGGTAGTGTTTCTGAAAGTTATGGAATACCTGCAAAATTTTTAAATGATCCAACATATTCATTCTATATAACATCTCAATTTGGATTAAAATATCTTGCTATGTTGTTTCCACGTTTGGTTGGAAATATTGGTATTGCTTACGGTGCAACTTTACCATAAGGAGGGTTGTATGGGAAAAAACTTTAAAATTGAAGGTGCTGAGTTAGAAGGTTTAACCAAGCTTAAAGAGGTTTTAGAACAATATAAACAACATTATGTTAAAGTTGGGGTTTTGGGTGGAAATGCTCCAAGCGGTGAAAGTTATGCAAGTATTGCAATGCTTCATGAATATGGCTCTGAAAGTCCTAGAACTTTTAATTATAAAGGGAAAAAAGTTAAAATAAGTGGAGTTCCTACACGTTCATTTATTCGTATGCCAATAAGAACTCATCTTAAAAAATTAAAAGGTGATACGGTAAAACAAGGTGGAACGGTTCAAAAATCTTTATTATTAGATTTTAAACATGGATATACCGGAGTAGCATTAAAATTGTTAGGAATGAATGCCGAAGCAATTATTCAGGAGGCATTTGACACACAAGGTTTTGGTAAGTGGCCTGCAAATATTAGTGAGAAATATATAGCTCTAAAAGGTTCAGATACACCGTTAATTGATACCGGAAGATTAAGAGCAGCAGTAACAAGTCAGGTGGTGAAAAAACAATGAAAATAACTAAATTAAGTGAATTGTCAAGTGGCATGCCACAAATGCAGACAGCTTTACAAGGTTGGGAAGTTCTGATTTTGGCTGATTACATTAAACAAGAATGGGTTAATGGAGAGCCGGTTGAAATAAAGAAAACTGAAAAAATAATTGGTACAAGACAGCCGTTGAAATCCGAAGAGGTAGAACTTAAACCCGAAGGACAAAGAAATTGGGCCTGGTATCAATTACATGTAGATTCAAAATATAAACGTTTAGAAATTCAGCAAGTAGTTAATATTAAAGATAAAGATTACAGAATAATGGCGGTTAAAGATTATTCTCTAAATGGGTTTTATGAATATCATATAGTAAAGGATTATCAAAACAATGCGTGATAATGAAGAAATAGAAAAGGTTATACAAAAAATATTATTACATGAATTAGGACTTCCGGAAACATACGGAACAGAAAACGGTAAAATTATACCATCTGTTTATATTGTATCGCCTTTAATATCACAAGGAAGTACAGACAAATTACAAATTGCAATACAATCAATCGGTTCAAAGGTTGTAGGGAATAACGTCAGATATAATCCCAATAATCAATTTGAAGAAATAAAAGAATGTGTTATAAGCGACATGATACAGATTGATGTTAAAAGTCGTAATAATGATGCAAGAACGAGACGTTTTGAAGTCTTAACATCTTTAGTAAGCACATACGCAAAACAAATGCAAGAATATTATCAATGTAAAATTTTTAATATTCCGAGTGGTTTTTCAAATACTCAAGCTGCAGAAGGTGCAACATTAATATATCGTTATACAATAACATTTTCAGTCGAATATCTAAAAACATATAAAAAACAATTTGATTATTATGATAAATTTTCTTTAAATGCTCGTATTGATAGCGAAGAGAAACAATTTAATCAGAAGTGGGGCAATGTGCTATAATAAAAATAAAAGGAGATTGAAAAATGCCAGAAATTGATATTACAAACACCGTCAATATTACATTGACAGGTACACCTAGAGGACTTTCAAATTTTGTAGTTGCAAACACTATTCTTTTGACAAACGAAAAGGCAGCATTTTCTGATGAGTACAAAGCATATGTAAGTGCAAATGACGGAGCTGCTGATTTTGGTTCTGATAGTGTTACAAATTACATGATTCAAAAAATGTTTGCAGTATCACCTAACTTGAGAAGTGGTGGAGGTACTTTGTACGTTGTTCCTTATGTAGCAACTAATGCAACAAGCGGAACAGTCTCAACTGATGCAATTACTGCTAATGTTGACAACTTTAAAGCAGTAACAAATGGTGAATTACAATTGGTTATTGATGGAGTTGAAACAAAATTAGATAAGATGAATTTTTCAGGAATTAAAACAGTTGCTGATATTGTTAAAGTTATTCTTGCTAAAAATCCTGATTGTTATATTGAAGCAACTTCTGATGATAAAATTGTGTTCACATCTAAAAGATTTGGTACTGAATCAACAATTAATGTAGAAGCATTTGCAGACGGTAGTGGTGAAGATATTTCCGGCTCAACTTATTTGAATGCTCAATCTTTATCACCTACAAATGGTACAAATGCAGTTGATACTGAAAAGGCATCAGAAGCACTTTTAAGAGTATATGATAAAATCTCTGCAGGTATTGTTTTAGATACTTGTTATCGTGAAAACGATTCAATAAAAGCAATGGCAACTGCTGCAGAAACTCTTGATATAAGATATATTGATGTAACAACATCATTGAAAAATATTGAAATTTTAGGTAAGGAACTGGTAGAGGGTGGATTTAAAAATTCTAAATTAGTTGCTTATTCTCAAGGTGCTAAAGAAGCAAAAGGAATGGTTGCAGCTTATGCTTCATATGCAGTAAGTCCAAATTGGAGTGGTACAGACACAGCTCTTACAATGAATTTAAAAGAACTTGCAACTGTTGCACCTGACTCTGGTTTAAATCAAACTTATTTTGATTTAGCAAAAGCTAACGGGGTCGATATTTATGGTGGAACAAAGGGATTAGCTTGTGTTTATTCTTTCAAAAACGCAGGAGGTTATATTGATGACCAAATAGGTGGGTTAGCACTTCAAAAAGACTTAGAGGTTAAAGGTTTTAACTATTTAAGACAAATTAAAACAAAAGTTCCTCAAACTGAACAAGGTATGACAGATTTAAAAGGTGCATTAGCTGTTATTTGGGAAAAATATGTAACTAACGGATTTTTAGGCACTGGTTTAAAATGGAATACAGGTGGTAAGTTTGGAAATCCTGAAGATTTCGACCGTAATATTTATGAAAAAGGATACTATCAATACAGCATACCTGTTGCGGACCAAGACCAAACAGAACGTGAAGATAGAATTGCTCCACTTATTCAAGCAGCTGGAAAGTCTGCAGGAGCAATTCACAGATTTAATGTTAACGGTACAATCGAAAGATAATCTATAAGGAGATATAAATATGGGCATAATGACATTAGTAGGAGATGATTCGTTAGTTATAAACGATTATCCCATTCACACAGATTTCCAAGATGGTGATACTTGCACTATCGACTTTCCTAATGACCTTTTTTCTATGGCAACAGGTAAAAACAAAAATACCATATATGCTAAAAATGAAGCAGGTTCAAATTTTAGTATGACTTTTTCTATCGGAATAGGCGGAAAAGTTGATAAGTTTTTAAACGGTTTGAGATCTCAACAAGAGTCTGATTTTGTTAGATTTACTTTAATGAACGGAGCCTTTACAAAAGTTTTAGGTGATGGTGAAGGAAATGTAACTTATAATCAATATATACTTTTAGGCATGATGTTTAAAAAAATGCCTGGTGCAAAAGGTAACTCTGCAGGAGATACTGAACAAGGCAAAGTTACTTATGTAATTGACGGAGCTGTGGCAACAAGAGGATTAACATAATATGAAAGAATTTTATACAGATAAAGGTGTAAGGGTTGTAATCAACCCTGCACCTACGAGAATGGCAAAACAGCTAAAACAAGTTATTTTAAAGCAACTTAGAAAACATGATATAGAGATTGGTGATTCTAAAAGCATATCTGATATGTTAAATTATTTTAGAAAAAACTCTTCTCAATTTATAAATCTATTAAAAAATGTATGGATAGATTTAGAAACAGATGACGACTTTGAAAGAATAGTTTCAGCTTGCGTAGAAAAGTGTACTTTTGATGGAATCGGGATAACTGATGATTTGTTTGACAACAAAGAAGAAGCAAAAGAATATTACATGCAAATAAGATATGATTGTGTGATAGAAACTTTAAAGCCTTTTTTCAAGAGAACTCTTGGCGAGTTGAGCGTCCCCTTAAATACGAAAGACGACAGCCAAGAGTAAAAGTAACTGCTGATATTTGCGACACGATTGTAAATACTTTGGCAATAAAGGGATTATTTGGGGGCAATCCTGAAACAATTTATAACACACCTATTGATATAGTTATGAATGTTTATAATTACAGCGTATTTATAAACGAATATCAAGAAACAGAAATGATGTTAAATTCACCTGAAGGAAACTAACATGGCACCAAATATTGTAGATGAAATATTTTTTAAAATAGGATTTGATGTAAAGGATGAAAAAGTTAAGGAAGTAGATCATTCTATTAAAGGCTTAATTAAATCCGTTACTGCCTTTGTTGGTTCTGTTGCATTAATAACAACAGCACTTGACCGCATGGCTAATTCTCTTGCTAAAAACAATCAAGAGTTTATCAATTTCAATCGTCAAACAGGCTTGTCTATTGCTCAAATGCAAAAATTAGCAACTGCAGGAATGTTAACAGATTATAATTTCTCACCTGAAACAGCCATGCAAGGAATACAGGCTTTACAAAGTAATCTTGCACAAATTAGATTAGGTGAAGGAAATATTGCACCATTTCAGATTTTGGGTATTAGTCCGGTAGGAAAAGATGCCTATCAGGTAATCGAAGATATAAGAGAAGCTATTAAGGGCATTGATGACATGACAGCGGTTAATCTCATCCAACAAATGGGATTAAGTCCTGAATTTATTTCTTTATTAAGAATGACAAGAGAAGAAATGAACTCTCTTACTGATGAAAGTCTTATGTTATCTCCTGAAGAAAGACAATCATTGCAACAGTACACAATGGAACTTAGAAAAGTTCATATGCAATTTTCAGTTTTAAAAGACAAAGCAATAATGCCATTAATACCTGCTTTAAACAAATTTTTAAGCGGATTAGGTGCAATATTTGAAATGTTTGTAAAAGTTGAAAACGCACTTATTAATGTTTGGAATTGGTTTGGAAAGTTTAAAGGAGCAATTGCAACATTAGCATTAGCAATTACGACTTATTTTAGTCCTGTTATTGGTATTGTTACAGCTCTTTATTTACTTTTAGAAGATATCGCTGTGTGGGTCACTGGTGGAAAATCCATGCTTGGAACTACGTTTGATAAGATGACGGAGTTTTTTAAAGACTTTAAGCCTCCTAAGTGGATGACTTTAATGGGAGACTCTCTCTCTAATATGCAACCTGCATTAGCAATGGCAACATCAGGAGGTGGAATGAGTAACATGAACACAACAAACACAATAAATCAAAATAATACATTCTATACAAATGATGCAATTCCTGAGCAAATCGCACAAAAAATAGTTGATTTAGCTTTTGCTTATGCTCAAATAGATAGGACGGTGTAAGATGGCTGAATCAGTTTTAGTTCTAGAAGGTGAAGTTTCTGAGGACGTAATCCCTGAATTACAATATTATTTTGATATAAGAGCAGAAGAAACAATTGAGGCAGGCTGTGATATTACTGATCAATATGTTGAAAACAATTCTGCTATTCAAGAACATGTTGCTTTAAGACCTATTGAAGTGACTTTAACCGGTTTTGTTGGTGAAAAAGTGTATAGACATCAAGATTTATATACGAGTAAATTTTCAGGCACTTTTAGTAAACTTAATCCTATTCTTTCTTTTGTACCGCCTGTAAGCTCTTATGCTGAAACGGTAATTGGTGCCGTTTCTTATGTTGAAAGTTCTATTAGAAGATATGTTGAAAATGTTAAAAATATTAGTAATATTTTTTCAAAAGATAAAACGGAATCTAAAACTAGACAAGGACAAGTTTTAAGTGAATTAATTTCTTTAAGAAATGCTAGAAAACTTATTACAGTTTATATTGAGAATATAGGGAAATTTGAAAACTATCTAATTAAAAATGTTAGAATGAGTCAAGAAGATTCTGTTTATCAATCAAGACTTATAGTAGAATTAAAGCAATATAATAGTGTTAGTACTCAAACCGTAGCTTTAGATGTTCAAAAATATAAAGATAGAGTTGCCGTTCAAAGAGCACAAGAAGAAAACTTAGGAAAAGTTCAAGGTGTTAAAGAAAATACATCTACATTGTATCGTTGGACTTATGGAAGGGGGCAATAATGCAAAGATTAAAAGGTTTTACAGACAGTTCATTTCAAACAGCTAAATTGCCACTTGAAACAAATGAAGAAGCAACAATAAGACTAAAATTTTCACCAACTCAATACAGTTGGTATTTTGATATTGAATATAAAAATCTTATATCAAATGGCAATAAGGTTGTTTTAGGCTCAAATCTTTTGAGGGCCTTTAAAAACATTATTCCTTTTGGATTAGCTTTTAAATCTCTTGATGGAGTTGATCCGTTTAAGTTAGATGATTTTATTGGTGATGATCCTAGAGTTAAAATATATTTACTTAATGAGCAAGATGTTCTAGAGGTAGAGAGAATATTATACAATGAATAAATTTCAAAGAAATTATAAACTTGTTTATACAACACCTGGAGATGATAATAACACACCAGTTGAAATTATCATCAATTATCCTATAATGGTTCAATTTGATATAAACAGAAATACTTTCTCGCAAGCTAATACTGCAAACTTTCAATTGTATAATTTAGAACCAAGTACAAGAGAACAGATGTTTCAAGATAAATATAGAATCGATAGAAATTGCTTTGTAAAATTTTATGCCGGTTATGGCGATAATATGCCATTAATTTTTTCAGGGAAAGTTCTTGAGTGTTATTCTTCCAAAAGTAATACTAATGTTATAACTAGAATAAGTGCATTAGATAATGATATTATTCAAAGCTACTCGTCTCATACTTTTGAAGCCGGCACACCTAAAAAGGATGTCTTAAAAACTCTTGTAAGTGATATGTCAAATGTTCAACTTGGAGCCGTTGGAACATTAGAAGGAAGTTTGCAAAATCGTTATATTGTTGAAGATAGAACTTTTGTAGCAATTAATAAATTAACAGGAAATCATGCATTTGTTGATTTAGATAAATTAAATGTTCTTCAAGAAAATGAGACATTGGGCGATATAAACATTTATAAACTGACAAGTGATACAGGACTTTTGGGAACTCCTGAACGTAGAGATGCACAAGTTGTCGCTAATGCTGTTTTCTCTCCTGAAATAATAGTGGGCCAATTATTAGAAATTGAAAGTTCAACAGCTCCTGTATTTAACGGGCAGTTTAAAGTGGTTGGATTGCAGCATTCAGGAGTAATTAGTGGTGCTACTTGTGGAGAGGTTAGAACTACTCTTAATTTATTTATTGGTGCTTTATTGCCAAATTCTAATCAAATCTTTACTGGTGTAAGTTACGAACAACCATTGAGTGAAGTTAAAGGTGAAGAAGTTACACCAGTTAATGGCACTGTTTTAAGTTCAGTAAAACAAGTAAGACAATATTTAATTAATAATGGCAAACCGCCAACAGATAAAATAACTAAAAATATTGCATGGAATGAAATTTTAATGAATTATTCACAGCAAGGTGAAATTCCAAGTCTTGAAGTTTTATCTAATTTAGTTACTCTTGCGACAAGAGTTCAAGACTTTTTAGACAAATTTTATCCTAGCAATAAAATTATAATTATAAGCGGTTGGAGATCTAAAACTTATAATTCAAGAATTCCAAACGCACATCCTAACTCATCACACATTTATGGTTATGCTATGGATTTTTATATACCTGGCCAAATAATTTATTATGTTTACAAAGACGTTCAAAGATTTTGGAGCGGTAGAAGTTATGCAGGCAGTGGATTTATTCATGTTGATATAACAGTGGGCGGAGGAAAGATAGCCAATGACAGGTGATATTAATGAATTTTTAATGAAAGATGTTGATGCTCAAGATTATGTAAGAGCAATTCAACAAGAAACATTTGCAAGATTAAACTGTATGCGTATCGGTTTAATTAACCAAATATTGCCTAATAATGAGGTACAATGTTTAATCACAAATAAAAAATTAATGGGAATAAATAAAGACGGAACTCAGATTGTAAGAGATTATCCACCGATTTATGCTAAGGTTTGGTATATGGGAAGTGGTACAAATGGGATTGATTATCCTTTAACGGTTGGAACTCCATGTCTTTTACTTTTTAACGATAGAGAGTTTGAAAGCTTTTTTGCAACAGGACAAGTAAGCCCTTTGAGTGATTTAAGAACACACTCTTTTAATGATTGTGTTTGCATACCTTTCTACAGACCTGTACAAGATGGAAATTATAATATAAAAGCTCCTAACAAAAATTTGAATATAGAAGCTAAAACAATTAATCTAACAGCTGAAACAATTAATCTTAATGGTTCAGATACAATCAATATTAATGCTCCTAATGTCATGATTAATGGCATTAAGTGGGAAGATCACAAACATGGAAATGGTAATCAAGGAAAAAATACTACAGGTGTTGTGGTATAATTAAAGTATGATTATAAGAAAAAATGATAAAAATAACGATTGGACTTTTGGATATTCTGAAACTGAATATTTAAGTGATAGTGATGCCGTTGCTTTAGATATAAAAACAAAATTACAAGAGTGGAAAAATAATTGTTTTTGGGCCATGAATAACGGCATACCTTATGACATTAGACTGGGTTATAAAGGTCAAAAAAACTTGCTTGATGAGGATGTAAAGCAAATTGTATTGAATAATCAGTTTGTATTATCTTTAAACTCTTTTAGCAGCACTTTAAATGAAGAGAGAGAATACAAAGCAGATTTTTCTTATACAGATATTTATAATAACGAAAGACAATTAACTACAACAGGGAGTATTGTATAATGCCTGATGAATTAACAGAAAATGGATTGACAGTTAAAACTGCGACAGAACTTGAAACTGAATTAAAAGAAGGTTTTAAGGAAATATACGGAAAAAATATTAATCTTGATAGTAATACCCAAGACGGTCAACGTGTTGGATTATTAGTGCAAATGGGTACTGATTTAAGAGAATTAGCAAAAGAAATTTATAATTGTGGAAATCCTGACTACTGCAGAGGTACTGTTCAAGATGTTAGATTTAAAATGAATAATATTACTCGTAAAGGTGGAACTTTTACTATTGTTCCGATTACTATTAAAGTAAAATCTACTGTTACGTTAAACGGTCTTGATGCAAATTATAATGATGTTAATGCTACTGCTTATGGAGTTTCTGATAATTCAGGAAATCAATATTTTTTAATTGATACAGTAACTTTACAAAAAGGTGAGCATACCTTACCATTTAGAGCACAAAAAATAGGTTTAGTTCAACCAGTAATTGGTACTATCGTTAACCAAATTAGCATTAAAACAGAGGTTGAGAGCGTTATTAATAATTCTGCTCCAACATCTATTGGGGTAACACAAGAAACAGATGAAAATTTTGCTTTAAGACGTGAACAATCACCTGAAAATCGTTCACAAAATGGTACTGATTCAATGCGTTCTCAATTACTTGAATTAGAAGGAGTAACAGAAGCTTATGTTTATTCTCATGATTATGAGAAATATCCTGACGGCCCTGATGCAGACGGAATCAAACCTCATTATATTTGGGTAATAGTTGAAGGTGGTGCAAATTCGGAAATAGCAACAGTCATTTATGCTAATCATGGTGGAGCAGGAATGAAAGGTGATGTTGAATTAGCTATTCCAAGTGTTAGCGGTCAAATGGTTACAATTCGTTTTGACAGAACAGAAGCAACACCTTTACATATTAGATTTAATCTTCAAGAAACAGTTAAGGGAAGTTTATTTGATATGGATGCAATAAAAAAATATATTGCTGATAATTTGACTTATAAAATGAATGAATTAGCAGAAACATCAAAGCCTACTGCAATTGCAAGAACAGCAATAGAAAGTAATGGTGGTAATGGTGTTCCTGTAGATTTGGAAATTTCCTTAAACGGTTCTGATTGGAAAGATTATATTCCATGTCCTACAAAACAAAACAAATTTACTGTTGATACAAGCAGAATAACAATAACGGAGATTGATTTAGTATAATGACTGACTATATTGAGGTAAAAAAAGAAATACAACAATATTATGCTGATTTGCTTATTTTGCAGTATCAAACACCTAAAGCAATAGCAGAAATAAAACTTTTGGCTAGTTTTTTATTAGCTGACATGATATTTTTGCAAATAAGAGATAAGACATATAATGTTGATGAATCTGTTGGCGAGACATTAGATTTTATCGGGAAATGGGTTGTTGTTGATAGATATTTCAAAGGACAAAGATTTTATAACAAAAAATTCTTTGCATATTATGATTGGAATGAAACTGATCAACCTAATGCTTTACAAGGTGGATATCAAGATTGGAACAATCCACTTCCTGATGACGGATCATTTTTGACTTATGAAGATTTATTGTCAACTACTAATAAATTAAATGATGATGATTTTAGACTTTTAATTAAGTTGAAAATAATTAAAAATAATGTTCCTTTATTTGCTAAAAATATTGATGAAGCAATATATAAACTTTTTGGCAATTTAGTTTATACTACATGGGGTGAGTGCATGGAATTAACATATCATTACGACTATTCAAAACGTGCTATAATGGAATTAGCAAAAGACAAAAATATTTTGCCGGTTCCAACAGGTGTAGAATTAAAATTACAGGAGATTTAATAAATGGCAAAATTACCAAGAGTACATCAAAAAATATTTGCAGAAAATGCTGTTGCGAAAGAGATAGGACAATTTGGTTCTGCTGTTGCCGGTGCTAAAAAAGAAACAGGCGACATTGCAGAGATACAAGCTCTTGAAGCATGGGAAAAGGGATGGAGTGAGGCTACTGTTAGTAAAAATCGTTATCCTGCTATGCAAGAACGAAACGGTATTGACAAAGTTATTACTCAACAACTCGCATATATGTTTCAAGAGGGCATTCCTGAATGGAACGCTGAAACAGAGTATAGTTCTACAGGTTTAGTTAAAAGTTTAGATGGTAATAAAATTAAACTTTATAGGTCTTTAAAAGACGGAAATGTAGGACATTTAGTATCAGAACCCAACTGGTGGGAAGAAGTGAACCTAGGTGGTTCAGGTCTTGAAGTTTGTGATATTGGTATGTCTTTGTTTGTTGATGAAACGAAAGGTTTGCGTAGATGGCTTAACGGTCAGATAGTAGCAATTAATCAGAATACTCAAGGTTTCTTGACAAGGTTAAAGAAAATTGTTGCGCTTTATCCTTCTTTGCTTACAACCGAGGAGAACTGGCAGGCAGCAAAAACCCTTAGCGCATTCGGTCAGGTTGGTAAGTTTGTATTTAATTACAGTGGTGACGATATTGTATCAGTCCGTATTCCTGCAATAGTTAATGTTCAAGGCTTGTTTGATTTGCAGAATCTGGGTATGACTGTTGAAGCAGGATTGCCGGATTTGACCTTATACACCACTCAGCAGAATAATAGAAATTCTGTAGGGTATGCTAAAGCTGGTACTACTTATGTAGAAAATATATCTTATTTAGCATCTTCGCAAAACCCAATCTACGGCAACAATACTACCGTTCAGGAAGAAGCCATTCAGTACCCTTACTACATCCAGATAGCCACAGGACAGGAAACAGAGGTCAATATCACAAATGAGATTGAGCTGAATAACCCATTCTTTTTTGGAATGAGCAACTATTTTAAATTTAAGCCCAATAACTTATCGTGGTTAAAATCTGCTGGTTACGATGAGCCAAAAGCAGCTCATCCTGACTATTACAACTGGATTTTAGAAAATGTTAATAAAGGGGTAAAAGGGTTTAAAGGTCAAGAAGGCTATTGTTTTATAGCTACTGATTCATCTGGTTATTATTGGTGGGTTTCTACTGAAAGTCCAGTAGTGGGTGCATCAGTATATAGGTATGATGCTGGCGTAAATTCAATGTTTTTTGATGGTACAGTCGAAACATTAACCTCAAATGGATTTACTTTTACTTCAATTTTTGAAAGCTCGTCTCACACAGTAACAAGAGATTCAAGTAAGGATACAAGTATATTACACCCTACAGCATGGATTACAGACAACGACTTTGAAATTAATACCTCTGATGAAACCTTTAGGTTGCCGTTGAAAAATGGCACAGAAGGAATGTTTGGAGGCGGTGCTGTTGTTGGTAATGGTTATGGTTTAGGGTTAACACCTGATGGCTCTAATTTGTTTATGCTTAGTAAATATGGCGGTGATGGAAACGATACAAATTCAAGGCCTTCTGGCCCTCATAGTGCGCCTGTTCCTGTTGGAGGGTCTGCTAGAGCTATGGGCGGTAGTTACGTAAATATAGCCTGGGGCGTTCATCCTGACCCTGCAAAATCAGGCCTTGTAGTTGCAAATGCGGGTGTTGTGCCAGACGGATGGGCTCTCTACTACTATGTTGGTGAAACAGTCCAGAATGCTAACCTGATTGACGCAGGGAGGATGCAAGAGCAGATAACTAATATCAATGCGTCCTCGCGCGGTTATCTCGTGCAAAGCTATGTTAACGGTACGAGCGGTTATAGAGTATACTCTGATGGCTGGTGTGAGCAATGGGGAAGGATAACCGTAGGGCTAGATGCATCTGTAAGTGTTACATTTCTAAAGCCCTTTATGAATGCATCATATTATGCTAACTGGATTTCTTGCAACGGTTACACTCTGAATGATGAAGGTACTAGAGCATGTGATAATTTAACGACTACATCAATGAGAATTTATAACGGTCAAGATTGCGCAATGCTTGCAAATTGGTATGCATGCGGATATTAAAATTTTGAATTAAGGAGAGGATAAAATGTCATACAAATTAGAACAACCATATACTGATAAGCAACGTGCAGACTTTATAGTTCTGCACAACCATCAAAACGGAAGAAAAATTGAGGAAGGTGTAAATGGAGAGTTATTTGCCTTAGAGCCATACGAAAAACTTGTTGACGGTGAGGTTATAGATAACACACAAGAATATGAGCAAGAGCAGGCACGTAAAGAAGCCGAACGTATTGCAATGCTTAACCTTACTGCTGCCGATGTAGAAAGAGCTATATACAAAGCTAAAGGGCTTGATTTTAATGATGTTATCTCTCTTGTAGAAAAACAAAAAGCCACTATTGATATTAAAGCTCTGCAAATCGAGCTTAAGGCCAATAACTTTTATAGAGGCAATCCATACATTGATGCTGTAGGTACTATTTTAGGGTTTACAAAAGAACAGTTAGATAAGTTCTTTGATACTAACGATTACAGGTATTTGACAACTTGCAAGCTCAAAGTTAATGCGATACCGAAAGAGGCTGTTATAGAGATTAACAGTGAAATCCAAAGTGAAATAACAGTGCCATACGGCAGTACTGTTGATATAGTTGTGAGCTGTGAAGGCTATATAAGCCGTAAAGACGTTTTGACATTAACAGAAGATAGAACACTGGAGGTGGTTTTAGATGAAGATACAACCGGCAGCGACACAACCGACATTTCAGATGAGATGGACACAGCGACTGATACAGCAGAAAAAGCTGACGCAGATAACGCTGGATAATGGCAGTAAATTATTAGTCCGTGAAAGTCCGGATTATAAACTTCAATCCCTGTATGACAAAGCGGGTGAATGGCTAAGATCTAAGCTTAGCTATTATAAAGGAAAGCAGATAATTAAAACGCTGACAAGCGAGAATGGAGGCTATGATGGATGACAAAATGAAACAAGCATTACTTGAATGCTGTGAAAGAAATTGTGAAGTAATAAGCCCGGCTGTAATTGCATTTGCAAAAGATTTAGCAAATACAGCAATAGCCACTTCAGAAAATAAAATTGATGATTTATTCTTGCCTATTATTAATACTTGTTTTGCTGTTTTAGATGAATATGTTGAAAAACAAGTTGACAAAATTGATGGGGTTGATGGTTAATGGCATCTGATATTGCAAAAGCGATTGAAGCAGTTGGAAACGCATTTAAAAGCGTTTCTGACTGTTTTAAGGTGAGTAAAGAACATCAAGCTGAAACACAACTTATAAAAGATAAAAAACGTCTTAAAGAAGCTACAAACGTAGCTCAAAAAATTTTTCAAATTACAGATAAATATAAGTTCAAATTTCATCTTGAAGATAGAGAAGATTATATCAAGTTAAGAAAAAAGTTTGATAAAAAGGATTGATTATGCACGTTGCTTATCCTGACATTTCAAAGATCATAGGTTATAATCCACACAATCCTGCAGAGCCTTTTTGGATGCAACAGGGCTTTAATTTTATTGTGTATGTAGATAAAGAAAAGAAAGTTTTTCATGTTCCTATTGGGTTTCAATCTGACGGATGTACTATTAAATCCAAATTATTACAACTGTTTTTGGGTTGTCCTCATGAGCCTAAATATCTAATTGGTTCAATTATTCATGATTATTTCTGTAAAAATAGATATTTAATAGACAGACAGACAGCAAGTGATACTTTTGAATATATTCTTTTAAAAGAAGGTGCAAATCCTGAAAAAGTTAAAAAGATGAAATTTTGGATGAATTTATATCAAAAATATTGTAGAAGGTGGGAATAATTGTTAAACCGGGTTAAAAGATATCTTAAAAGTGATGGAATTTTTAAGAATAGAGAAAAGATAAAAGAAATTATAAATCATCCCGATTTAACAGAAGAAGAGAGGTGGTTAATTTATTATACTTATGCAGAAGACAGATATATAATAAATACAGCAAGAAAATTAAACATGTCCGAGAGCAGATACCATAAAATTAAAGACATTGCATTAACAAAATTATATTATATTTTGAAACTTTAAAATGTACACTTTAGACCTTTTTTCCTCCTTTATGATTATCATAAAGGGGGTTTTATTATGATACCAATAAGAAGTTTTGATTTAGTTTTATTAACACAATCCTTAAACAATCAATTATATCAAACCATTGTACAGGGTTCAGAAGATACACAAATTAGCTGTACTGTTCAGCAAGACGGCAAAAATATTCAAATTGATACGTTTGCAGAACTTGAATTATCTATTTTATATAATGGCGGAACTACACAGACTTATCATACAGCTTCAAAAGATGCAGATTTTCCTGCAGTTATTGAAGCTGACGGAACAATCACAATAGCGTTCAATGAGATGATGACTACTGTCTTTGGTGTTCATAAACTTTTCTTGAAAATTAAAGATACAAATACATCTTATGCTTTGGAGTTGACCTATGAAGTAATTAAAAATGAAGCCTACAATCCAAAATCAACACCAAATAATCTTCCTTCTTATGAAACGATTTTAAAAGAATTACCACTAAAATTAAACAAAGATTATTCAAATTCTGATGATGTTGCACTGCAAGCAAAATTAAAGGCCTTAGGAATTGGAGCAGATGAAACTGCGGAACAAATAAAAGCAAAATTAGAAACTTTAAAAGCTGATGACAGGTTAGACAATTCTGCAATCAAAGATAGTTTATCAACTGACCTTGCAGATGTTGACCTTGATAAATTAGATGAGAAATTTCAAGCTACTGATAGCGGAAAAGTCCAGAGATTACAAGGGGCCGCAATCGGAACAAAACTTGATACCGATATGGGCAATGTAAATACTTCTTTATTTTCAAGAGAAATGAAATTAACAGGAGCTTATCAAGATTTAGCAAAAAGACCAATAAACACTGGTAAAACTCCGCAAGAAATAAAAGCATTGTTTGAGGCTAACCGATTTGAAGAACAAACCGCTGTTGATTTTTCAGACGTTCAATTTTCTTCAACAACTTTATATATGGCTTATCAATTCACAAGTTCAGACCAAACAATCACACAAGAGTTGCCTGCAGTAGCGGATAATAAAATCATTATGGTTGAAGCATTATTGTCTAATGGTGTTACAAACCCTACACTAACCTTTACACCTAAAACGGGCGATAATATTCAAGGTGAGACTAAACCTTATACAATAACAGGAAAAAGCGGTTATTTAGGTTATTTCTTGCCGTTGCAGAATGAAAATGCATGGCAGTTTATACCTCATGAAATTAGCCACGAGTTTTCTTTGGCTGTTTCTGATGACAAGGGCAATGTGCATATAGGAATTAACTCTATTGAGTTTGGCAAATCTACTGTAACTGAAGATGGTGGCATTTTGAAAGTTACACCTGATGCTTCATCTGGCGGTGGCTCAAGCCTAACTTTTGTAGATGATCAAAGCAGAGAATTTACAGGCTCAAAAGTTCAATCTTTAAGCAAGAAAGTTCGCATAAGAAATGTGGGCGGTGGAACGGTTGACTTGGACGCTAACTATGAAAAATCTCTTGATGGTGTTTTTGCAAAGTTATCATATCCAGAGCCAATTAACACAGATTTTCATGACCAACGTCCTTACTTTGGTGACAGATATGAACACATGGGAATGTATATTGGCTATGATATGCAAAACAAAGCCTTTACAATTCAAGAGGGTGATGAGTTAGACCCAAACATTACAGGTGGCTCACACTTTAGGCTTGGTTTTTATGCAGAAACATTAAACAGCCCAATAGCAAGTTTTGATGGATATGCAGAATTGAAACTTGTTGACCCAGAAACAAATCAGTATGTTCTTGATGACAATGGCAACCCGATAGCAGTTCGCCACGAGTACAAACAGGGTGATGTTATTAAACCTGAAGTTTTAGTTGCATCATTAACGGCAAAAGGACAACAAAAGATTTCATTTGAGTTTGACTATTCCTTTGGTGGTCAAATTATTGAGCTGAGCGATAATACCTGTATTTATATTCAAACTGTTGACAAAGAACACAATACAGGCACAGCAGAACTTATCTTTGAGCAAAAGACAGGATATAATATTTTGCCACATCAAATCTACTATGGCACAAACTTTATGAATTTGGCTGCCGATTTAGTTCGCACAAAGGGAGAAGAAGAACTTGATGGACAACATGAACTTATGGGCAATGGCTTGTTTGTTTCTTCTTTTGGGAAGTCAAAAGTAAAAATTGAAAACTATCAATTAACCATAAAAGACAATGGCACAGATTTGCCAGTGTTCTCTGTTGGTAAATTATTAACCCGAAGAGAAACCAGAGATTTGTGGAACAAGAATATGAACGCAACTGTAAAGATTACAGATAAAAATAATGCGTTTGATTATTCTTTGATGCAATGGAGCGGACAAGGAGAGCCTGCACTTCCTATTTTGATTGGCTATCAAAATTCACAACCTCAGTTTGCTGCAGGTTGGACAAAGGTTCAAAACAAATTTATTACAAAAGATGCAGTGCTGGGTGTACACACTGACACGAATGCTTTCACAGTACCAGACCAAGCAAATCAAGTGGCAGTTATGATATATCCTCATGTTAGCCAAATTCCAACTACCTTGATTTTGAATGATTTTGAATTGGATGTTGCCCCTCAATTTACCAAAAGCTACATAAGCAAGCTAACACACCAATCAGAAAGCTATTTGCGTTTTGTGGATTATGTTTATAGAAGTTTGGTAAAAGTGCCGGCTGGTGATGCTAGTTATAGCTACACGGTCAACAGCACCGAAACCAGATTGCCGATTGGTGTGTTCTCCGGCGGAGATGGAAAGATTATCAATGACAACTCTTGGCATGATGCCGGTTCTTCTGACCCAGAAAAGGTTCAAGGAAATGCCAAATTTAAAGCTGATGGACGAGTGAAAATTGAGTGTTCTTTACGTTTGAAGAACAGAACACCAACTGAAAATGATGTTAAAATCTGGTTTGAAAATTCTGATGGCTCTGAGATTATAGATTCCATTTATACCGGAAAGATTGCTGGAAACACAAATGTTGCGAAAATTGTAGATTTACCAAAGTTCACAATCAACGTAAAAGAATTGGATACCATCAAACTTATGGCTCAATCAAATATTGATGATGGCTTCTATATTGACAGCACAAACAGAGCATTCCCATTAATTAAAGTTATTTATGATTTTGATGAATTGACCGAGCAAGAAAAACAACTTGCTGAGAAAATTACAGCTATTGATGATGAGCTTGTAATTACTCAAGCTGCATTAGATAAAGATGCATATATTCAGCTTGATTGGGATGATAAAAATGACAGACCAACATTAACAGCGGAGGTTAGATAATGGCATTTGAATATGTAATGATTGACACAGACCAAATGGAAGAAGGCAAGTTTTATTTGATTTATACAAATAAAGACAATGCCCCGGCATTAATTCCTGTTGAAAATAGGGATGGTTTAAAGTTCGATTTTCAAAACAAAAGATATTTAGATATTGAAACAACAATCTCTCATCCTACTGTTCAAGTTTTTGAAGAGATAGAGGGCAATGTTCCTTTTTATCGACTTGTTAATGCTTCAGTTGGTATAAAAGGCAATACTGTTGTTATTGAGTTATCAAAAGCCACAAACGGCTATGTAGTTATAAAATAAGGAGGAAATCATGGCACAAGTTTTTTATTCAGATTTAGATCTAAAACAAAATGAGTTAAAGAATTTTACTATTAAACGTGGGGCATTACCTATTGCACCCGTACAAGACCAATTTGCAGTTGATACAGACGGGAAATTAAAACAATATGACGGTGCTCAATGGGTTGAAGTAGGCATTGAAAGTTTCACTGCAGGTGAAGCAATCTCAATTGTTGATGGTTTAGTAGATGTAAAATATGATGATTTGACAGTTGGTTTAAATGGTTCAAATCAATTAGAGGTTAAAGACTCAAGTATCGGAAAAGCTAAACTTTCAAACGACATTGCAGGAAGCGGTTTAACTCAAGATATTGACGGAAGTATCAAACTTGCTGACGGATATGCTGAAAATATTGGAGATGGTGCTACAACTTCATTTACAATTACTCACAATTTAAACACAAAAGATGTAATTGTTCAGGTAGTAGAAATTGCAACAGGTGAAGCAATCAATGTTGATATTGCAAGAGATACCGTTAACACAGTAGTAGTTAATTTTGGTTCGCTTGCTCCTGCACAAGACAGTTTCAGAGTATTAATTAAAGCTATTTTATAATAAGCTCCCCACCTCCCCCAAGCCCTGTTGTATAACAGGGCTTTTTATGGTATAATAATATTGAAATCTTTTTACTAGACTCTTCCAATGTCCACATTTGCTATTTTGTGTGGACTTTTTATTTTTAAAATATGGTATAATAAAAATATGAAAAAGCAATCAAGTCGTTCTAAAAGTTCTAAGAGCAGTAAAACGGTAAGGTACAGATTTGATTGGGGTAATAATACTATAATTGATGATACAATTCAAAAAGATGGTATTAAAAGTAATGCAAAAGTTATCTTTGATAAAAATGCACCATTCTTTCAACATAGGATAAAAACAAATGAGTGAAACAATAATGAATCTATATCCAATATTCAAATTTTTTGTAATAATTCTTGCTTTATTTGGTGGACATATATTGTTTAATAATATTTCTAATCTTGCTGCAAGAGCTTTTAAAGATAAATTAGATAATGAAAAAGACATCCATTTAAAAAATAAAGATATAGAAATTATGCAAGAGATACTTAATAAATACCCTCTTGTTTCAGCTGAATTCATGAAAAAATCTGAAAAAATGATGAATATTGAAAATAATCAAGAAATCCATGAATTATATAAAAAAGTTGCAGTAATAGAGAAAAAACTTGAGGGAATAAAAATCAAATGACATTGACATCAGAACAACAATTTGAAATGTTTGCTGACATTAAGGTAATAAAAAATAATTGTCTTAATTGCAAAAAAGCACAAGAAGATCACGAAAAAAGAATATCAATGCTTGAAAAAGGATATTGGATTTTTGTCGGTATTTCTAGTGTAATCACTTTTATATTGCCTTTTATATTGGATCTAATCATAAAGGATTAATCTATGAAAAGAATTATTATACATTGGACAGGTGGTATAGGTAAACCTAATCAGCATGAAAAAGAATGCTATCATTTCTTGATAGATGCAAAAGGTGAAACACATGAAGGAATTTACAAACCTGAAGATAATGAAAATTGCTATGATGGTAAATATGCACAACACACAGGCGGTGGGAATACAGGCTCAATTGGTGTCAGTTTGTGTGGTATGCTTAATTATCATAGTCGGTCTGATATTGGCCCTTATCCTATAACTGCAGTTCAATTTGAAGCAGCATGTAAATTTGTTGCCGGTTTATGCAAAAAGTATAAAATAAATATAACACCAGATACTGTAATGACACATTACGAATTTGGAATAAAACACCCTAAAACATCAAGCTATAGGAAACCTGATATTACTTTCTTGCCGCCATATCCATGGGTAACAAAATCAGATGTCGGTTCTTTTATAAGAAGTAAAATCAAATGGTATTACTTAAAAGGATCTCTTTCTTAACAATACGATCAACGGCTCAATAATTTGGGCCATTTCTTTTTGTTGGTATCCCATGAATTTTTACTAATTCAAGAACTGCTGCTTTCATTTGACATTTTTTAGATTTTATAAACTCCTGAATCGGACAATTTGAACAAATACAACCTCTTTGATAACATTCCACAGCTGATGGTGTCCATCTTTGAATTGAACCGGATTTACCTATGTCATTAAGCATTTTTTCAAGTTCCTTTTTTCTTATATTATACAATATTTCAGGCGAGATAATTAACATATAAACTCCCTACCAAAGAGGGTGGTCGTTCTCTTTGGATTTTAGGATTAAATTTTGGTTTGTAGTATATTCTCTTGATGACCACCGTAATACAAAAGGGAGTTTATTTTTTGTCATGTCTAATTTGTGTATTATAACCATATTCTATTGAATTGTGTTTTATAATCATTTCTTTTTCCTTTTTTGCTAAATTTGTCATTAGTAATTAAATTAGTTGCTTTGTAAATGATCATGAAAACCTTTCCAACATAAATATTTTTTATATTCGTATATTGCGGTATTAATTGACAATTCTGAATTATTTTGCCAACTTGTTCCTTCATAATTTTTATTATACCTGAATATTGCAGTTTCAGGATAATGAATAAATTTTGCACTTTTTAATGATAAATAAATAGTCATTAAATCTTTTATTGTTTTTTCTCGCATTTTAATATTTTCAATGCACCAAGCATACAAAGTTCTGTAATAGAATTTTATATAATCAGGATATTTTTTTATCCATTCCTGAATTTCTTTCCCTTGTCTTACAGGTTTATAAACAGAGCCAGTAATAGTCGAAATCATTTGTGCTAACTCTAAAAGCTGCTTAAATTTTAATTTATCAGGAACTAATAAAGCTGATTTTACAGGATTTCTATCAAGAATTAATAACATCATAATTTCACCTCTTTCTTGTTTATAATCCTAACATGTTATAAAAATAAAGTCAAGCATTAAAATAAACCAATGCAAGAGCATTTTTGAAAACTCCCATAGATTTTTTATCATCAGGATTTATAAAAGAATAGCCTTTTCTTAACCATTGTATTTCAACTTTTGGATTAAATAGGATATACTCATGCCAATATTTAGTTTCTGTTCTTACAGGTATGAGCATGACTGTTTCATTTCCTTCTTGTTGCTCTTCATAGGCTTTTTTAATACATTTTGCACATTCATCAAAAGGTGGATTACACCAATTAAGTTTTTTCCAAGGCATTTTTAATCCGTCACAATCACCATCTGTATAATAATGAATAGCCGGTATATTAAAATCAGAACAACAAACATCTAAATCAAACTCTTGTCTGTTCTTTACTGCCAGAGCCTTTTTTACAAGCTCTGGTGGGCTCATATAATCATTCCTCTTCTGCTCGAAGTTGTATTTGCTCATTTATTTCCCTTTCTTCTAATTCTTCTTTTAATTTTGAAGTAACTCTTTCAAACCTTCTTTTTAAGTAAGCATATTCAATCATTAATTGAATTAACTCTTTATCTGTCATTTATTCATTGTCCTTTATTAGTTTAAATTCAATATCATATACATCTTTGTTAATTTTTAAATCGGTATTTGTACCGTCAACGATTTTTATTGAAACAACCCTTGCGTATAATTTTTCGCCAGTATAACCCTTTACAAAAATAATGTCTTTTAGTATTGGATAGTAAATATTCCCGCTTTTTAAATAATCAATATCGCTCCATAATAAGTAGCCAAAATGATTTCCTATTCTCGTTGTCCAATATGGTTTTACTTCTCTATATTCATGCGTTTTTTCTCCGCTTTTGATTTTTTCAAACCATTCTTTTTTAACGTTAAAAGTTAGCATTCCTCTACAATCCTTTCTTTCTCATATTTAATCCACTCTTTTTTCAGTTCATCTGTTTTGATTAAGATGATATTTTGCTCAAAATCTATCTGGCATACTGGGCAGAGCTTGCCGTGGTATAGGTATTTAGGTGTGTTCATTCTCTAACCCCTTATTACTTAATATTGCATTTCCGCAGGTTATTCGGCTTGTATCTTCTTCAATGCTTGGTATAAAAACTAAAACATCAAAGCCTACATTTTTGAGGTTGTTTTCTATTTCTCTATATGGAGAGTAATCAAAATAACCGTTACTTGTTACAATATTATTTTCCTTGCAGGCATTGGTTAAATGTATCGGAGTTATTTTTACCATAAATTTTTCAGGGTTAAATAAATCACGTAACTTTTCAGCATTCACTTCAAATTCATCACCTATTGCAAAATTTAAAGTATACTTTCTACCCTTCGGCAGATCAAGCATTTTCCCAATTTTTGATATTTCTTCTAAATCCAAAGAGTTACCGGAAAATAATTCTTCTCTTAGCTTGTCATTTGTGGTATTAATACTAAATTGTAGTCCTGCGTCACCTTTAAATAAATCATTTTTTATATCTACCCAGCTATTTAAATATTCATTAAGGAATTTATTATTTTTCGGTAACATTGTAGATATAACTGGATGCACAAGGCTTCTACCAATATAAGGGCATATTATCTTTCTTACGTCTTTTGTAAAAATTAAAACATTATCATTCCATGTAGGTTCACCCATTCTGGCATAGTGAATATTCAGCCTTTTAGTAGTTTTTACTTCTGGATGTAAAGATAATGCAGATATTATCTGATTTTTTAAATCATCGTAAGTTGCATTCAAGCCCTTACCCACTTTAGGAACATCACAAAATTTACAGTTCATTGAGCATCCGTATTGAGTTGAAACAGTAACAACCCATTTTTCTTCTAACGGCAATAAGTCACCGTGTGGTACTTGGTTTATTTCTTTTGTATAACCTAAAAAGTCAGCTTTAATATTTTTTGCTTTGCCATAATCTTGCAATGATACAAATTCAAGTTTACCCTTTTCTGCTTGCATAATACATATATTGCCTGTAGGGACTTTTATGTTTTTTAAAATTTTATTCATACTCTTATCTCTTTAATTTTATTAATTCTTTACACATTACAGGGTTATTAGTCCATATACATTGTGGATAATCCTTTAATGCGATAATTCTAGGTACTGTTAACAAAAACAGAATTAAAATGACAATTATTGATGCTATTAGTTCACTTTTCATACATCCACTCCTCCGCTCTGATGGCTTGCTTGATATCTCCCTCGTCATCAAGCTCGCATATTTGAATTGCAAAACGCAAAAATACTTCTTCTAAGCTATCACCGAATATTTTAAAAGTGAAATTTTCATCATCCCAACAAAAACGAATTTGTAATTTTGTAGGATAATCAAATAGCTGAATATCAAAGCCCATGCCGATTTCAATGAGAAGCTTTTGCAATTTTACAAAATTTTCAGCCTGCTCAAAGTCAGGGTAGACTTTTCTAAATGCCAGTTCATAATCGAAAGTTATAGGCTCAATCCCGCAAATCTTGCACAGTTGTCTTGAAAGCTCGCTTTTAACGGGTGCGCTTACGCTTTTACCCTCAGCTCGCTTTCGCTCTTTTGATAGGTTAGTCATCGGTAACTCCTTTCTAGAAACTCTTTACAAGTATTCCATAACCTTGTGAAAAATTTCTTAGGTAATTCTTGTTCATACCATTCTTGTAATTTATCTGGAAGCACTTCAAACAAAAAGGTTGCAAATACACCTGCTAAAAACATTCCAGATAGTACCAAGAAAAGCGCATACATCAACATACAGAAAATCTCTGTTAATTCAGTTATTTTAATTATCATTCTTCCCCCTTTGCCTTGCTGATGATGCCGAGGAGTTGTTCCTCATTTCTAAAATCTTTATACCAGTGATTACCCTGTCTTACTACAAAGCCTTCTTCATTAATCCTTTTAAAAATTTGTTTCCAGTATCTACATTGAAATTCGTCGTTATAGCAATAATTATGTATTGGGCATTTTATACCTTCCGGTTTGCAACAATATTCTTTTACAAGCCTTAAATCTGTCAGTCTACGGTAAGCCACTATTTCCTCCTTCGCCTTGCTGATGATGTCGAGGATTTTACTAGCTTTAGCATCTGAATTTTCATAGCAGTCTTTTTCCGTTATATCTTTGGCGACTTCCTCAATCTCCTCAAGAGCCTTAAGGTAGCGGGCGCTATCTTCACATATTGACTTTTTCCATTCCTCAAATGTGTAGATGAAACGGTCAAACCAATTTTCGCAATCGACATCGAACATCTGATTTTTTACATAATTTTTAATTTTATCAACACTCTTTTTCAGCTCCTCGTTTTCTTTTGAAAATTTTAACCATTCGTTTTGATGATACAAGCGTGCTTGTATTTCACAAGCAAAATTATCTTCCGCAATAGTTGCCCTCTTTTTTAACTCCTCGCATTCCTGCTCTTTGGATTGGTATTGTTTTTCAACTTCTTTTAGCAAATCAATAATAATTTTTCCGCTACCTTCTGCCGTTGAAATACCATAGACAAGAAATAATCCAGCTAAAACTTTTGATAGGTTAGTCATTTTATTACCTCAATTCTTTCTTAATTCTACTTTTCCTCTAGATATGTCTTTTAGTAAATTATCAATTTGATGATATGCGTTCTTATATGTTTCATATAGTGCTTTATAACGTCTGTAATCTCGTTCTTTTATAAGTTTATTCTCCCTAACTTTTTTAAAAAAAATACTCATTTTATATGAATAATCCGTTCTTAAAGCGTCAAGGTCACTGATTAAACATCCTTTACTCATTTCCTTCTCCTTTCACTTTGATGATGATGTCTTTGACTATTTTGCTCACGATAATACAATCGTAAATTTCAATACAATTTGAAACTCTTTTATCAAGTTCATCAAATAATTGCTTGTATTTCTCACATTCAGCAATCTTATTTTTTAAATGTTTTAAATCTTTTTCATAATCTTCTGCTATACGATTATAGCTAATACAACGATTATTATTACTTTTAGGGTCAAAACAATTACATTTTATTCTTTCTTTTAGCTCCTCGCATTCTTGCTCTTTACGTTTGAGTTGGTCTAAAGCCCAATCCAATTTATATGAACAAGAGTCTCCCTCGCAAGGAGTGTACCAACCACAATAACCCTCACGATGTTTAGAATAAGCTTCACACCCACTCACATCAACACCGTCGATTATTTCTTTAGTATCCATTTTAGTACCCCTTTTACTCTTTCTATTATCTTGTGCCAGCAAAATGGCTTCATAAGGCTCTTTGTAACACATGTTTGTATATTGATATAAGCCTTGATATTCTATTCCATTGTTTTCTACGTAATACTTGCAATTTGCAAAATTACATTTGTCAATCATTATTTCATCTGCCATTACCTAATACCCCATCTTTTTAGATAAGTCATACACGAGCTTACAGTCCTGCAAGCAATATCTTTTTATTAATTCTTGGCCCGTTGGAGTTTTTATTAGTTCAGGAATTTGTTTTACATCAAATTCTTCTTTACACTCTCCATTGAGAAGAACTTTTGCAACATCATCTAGTTTGGCCATTTTACCGTAACCGCACCACTTTTCCATAAGGTCAATGAATTGAGGTTTTTTTCTACTTCTAATAATTTCAAGATGTCTTAAATTAAAATCTTCAATTCCTAGAATAATACCTCTCTTAAAAATAAAATCCCAATCAAATCCAGTGCCGTTCCAAGTTACAAAAACATTATCCTCTTGCATTAATTCAGCTAATTTTTTGAGCATATTCTTTTCTTCTGATAAGTCAACTTCTTGAATATTATCACCATAATAGCCTATGCATGCAATCTTTCCATATAACGGATTTAAAGCCATTTTCTCTATTTGTTCAGCTTTTTTCTTCTCAATATCAGCTTGAATTTTTGCAGCATCTTTTAATCTCGAGTCCGGAGTTATTTCCGGAAGTTTATCAACCATGTCTAAATTCGGATAGGTTTCTATATCTAAGCTAATTAAGTTCATTTGTTTCCTCGCTTTCATTTAATTACAATAAACTCTATTACTATACTTTGTACATGTTGTACCATCAGAACTATAAGTTTTATTGCCATAAGTTGAATATGTTTTACCGTCTGATGAATATACTTTATTCCCATAACGTGTATAAGTTATCCCATCAGAACTGTAAACTTTATTTCCATAGGTCCTATAACTTTTGCCATTTGATGAATAAGTTGTATTACCATATTTTGTATATGTTATACCATTTGAACTATAAATTTTATTACCATTAAAGGTATAAGTAGTTTCACAGTAACAAATAGTTGTATTTAATAAAAATATTAATAATACTAAAAGGATTCGGTTCATTTACTCCTCGCTTTCTAATAGTTCTTTGACATCTTTTATTTTTATTAGTTTCGCATCAATTGCATCTATTACAAGTTGTATTACAGCCTTTATAAGCAAAAAAACCTTTTTGAACTCCTACAAGTTCGTATAATTTAGTTATGTGATTTTCCATCTCTCACCTCACAAATAACTCGCCAACATTCCGCAACCCCATGACAAACTTCAACCCTGTAACCAAAGCTACGCAATTTCTCATGACAAACCAACTGCTCTGCACTCACTACTCCACCGTCACGTCTTTTAAGCTCAATATACAATTTATATTCAGGAATGAATAAATCAGGATAACCTTTTTTCATTCCTTGCGAATATCTTTTATTGGTTAATTTGCTCATCAACAATTGAAGTTTCTTTTTAATAATTTCAAGCTGATTGATTTTCAAAAACGGTTTAAGAATATCCAAAATAGCATTTATAGGAAATTGTAAGCTGTTTTCTGTACTTACAATATATATCCCTTCCATGTGGCAACGAGTAACAAGTGCTTTTTGTTCTTCTTGTTCTAATACATTAAGCATTAATCACCTCAATAATATCTTTCCAAGTTGGATTTATCAACTCTAAAGGTACATCATTATATTTTTCTTTTTTGACGGTCAATTTACCTACAATGCTGCCGGTAGGTTTTAATGTCAAAACTCTATTATCATCATCAGCAGTTTTCAAATAGAAAACATTATCAACCGTCATATTTATTTTTGATTTTAATGCATCTGTCAAAAGAAGATCTATTTCTTCATTCTGCTTTTGGTGGCAGGTGGCAATAATTGAAATTCCTAAATCTTTAATTTTTTTAGTTATTTCCCAAATTTTATTATAAACTTCCGGACGGCCATAATATTTATCTTGGATCTCACCTTTACGAAGCATGCCAAGCATAAATTTTACGAACATCTCATCAAGTGTATCTATAATAAGATATTTGAATTTAATGTTTTCTTGTTCAATGAAATTTATAAAATTCAAAAATTGTTCATAAGTGCATGCTTTATCTTCTCTGGCTTCACCAGCAGATGTCGGAACAATTCTTAATGTTTCTGTTTCATCAATATGTGATATTCTGTTCTCAAAATTAATTAAAACCGTCTGACCTAATTCAGAACAAGTTGTTGCAAGAACAGTTTTCCCACAGCCAATATTCCCATATATTATGGTAAAAGTTGGTGTCGAATAATTACTTTTTGGCTTAATTTCACCAAATAATTCATTATAGTCCATGTATTTACCTCTTTCTTAATCTTAAAAACATCTTGTCTGTCCAAGTGTCAACCGTCTTTCCGATTTGCCAGTTATATTGCAGAGTTTAACGAGGGATTAAAATTGTGGAACTGTTTTTACAGATTCAGCAGTTGCTGCAGTTGTTGCAGAACTTCCACCGGCATCAACTAAATTCGCTTGAACAAAATCATATGCTTTTGAATTTTTTAATACTGCTTCTGAATCGAAGTCGTTATAAAAACCAAAGCCACATGCAGCAACTTTATTTGAAAATAAAATTACAGGCATTTTACTCATATCAACACCGTTCTGTTCTTTTTCATTGATTAATTTTAGTATTGATTTTGGCATAGCATTAATTAAAGATGCTGTCAGTTTTTCTGTGAATTTAATTGCTTTTGTTTCTTTATCTTGAGCAATAAAAGGTTCTTGTTTGATATGAACTAAAACTTTTGAGCCTACAAATTGTGCCGGCCCTTTAGATGAAGTTTGCATCTTTGCAAGTGCATCATTCTTTTCTTTGGCATCAAGTGCATTATATTCATCTTTTGTAAGTTTTGAATATAAACATCTTGTGAAGAAGTTTCTTAAATTTTGCAATTTAAAATCAATTGTAGTTTGTTCATCACCATTTTGAGGTAAAAATAAATTGTGAACCATTTCTTTTTTACCTTCTTCAAGTTCTAATGTAATTGTTAGTGCCGGTTTATCGTTTGCACCGAGTACACTTTGAACTACTTTTTTGATTTCAGCTTTGTAGAAACCTTCCGGCAATAACTCAAAATTGCTCTCTGAAGTTCTGTCCTCAACGTTTTCAAAATTAACTGAAAATCCTAACCAATTCTGTGCTGCTGTTGCTGCCATTTTACACCTCTTTCTTTTCTTTATTTGTACGATCAGCATCAATTATCTCATTGATTTTTTTGTTAAATGTTTTGTTTTCCTTGTCGGCTTGTTCCTGCACGTACTCTTTATTGCCGTTACTGAACCAAACAGACTTATTTGGATTTGACATATATTTTCCTCCTCTTTAATTATCCTAACATGTTATAATTAAATTGTCAAGCACATTTTTTCACGCATTTTATAATATACATAATTCGGGTTGTATTGCTTTCTACGAGCATAATTTGAAAGTCTTATTACTTCTGAATTGAATGTATCATTCGGAATTGAATCAGGTTTCATACTTAATAATTTTGTGTAATAAAAAGTGTTTCCGTTATGACCTAATAAATGTGTCAAGGCATCTATTGCACCGGCTGAACCTGTGCTTGCTTTTATTTCAATAATTTCTTTGGCTCTTAAATTATCCTGAATCTCTCTTTCTCTTTGTGCTTGCTGCTGCGTTAGAATAAAATCACATTCTGGGCATGTGTTTGTTCTTTCATAAATTACTGAAAAGCATGACGGACACACAATTGGCCTAAATTCAACTTCTCTTTTTACTTCCTGATCTGGTGAATATAACCGAGGTTCTGACCACAAACCAAATCTTTCAATATTTCCGGCATAATCAAAATGACGGAAGAAGTGTTTTCCTTCTGAATCTAATCGAGCCGCTCTTCCGACCATTTGAATATATAATGCAAGTGACATTGTTGGCCTGGCCATTATACAATCAATTATTTCAACATCATCGTATCCTCTTGTTAATTTCCCAACATTAACTAATAATTGAATTCGGCCGTCTTTATGTGCTTGCATCCAATAATCAATTTGAAATTTTTTCATTTTAGAATGAACTAATCCTGTTTTTATTCCTGCTTTACAAAATGCTTCTTGCAATTTTTCACCATGTCCTATTGAAATTGCAAAAACAATCCCACGATAACCACAATTAACTTTTTTATAGGTCTCTACAATATCATTTATAAAATATGATTGAGAACATGTTTCGTCCATTTCAGATTCATTAAATTCACCGGTAGTCATAACTCTAACATTTGACATATCAGGTGTAGCAGGAATATAATTTTTATCTTTAGATAAATAACCCATTTCTTGAAGTTCTCTCACTGTAACAACTTCATGATAAAAATCAAATCCCGGTAGAAGATTTCCTTTGAATGTAATTGGAGTTCCTGTAAGTCCTACAATTTGAGCTTTTTCATGTTTCTTTACTAATTTTTTGAACATTTGACCGTTAAATCCAAAATCAACTTCATCAACAATAATTACATCAGGATCTAAATCCGGAAGTTTATCAACTCTAGCAGAATAACTTTGAATCATTACTATTTGGACTTTCCTATCCGGATAATAATATCGGTCAAGATTTGCTTTTATAATACTTGGGAATAATCCAATCCCAACAAATTTATTATAAGTTTGCATAATTAAAGGTTCATTTGCTACAACAAAAAAAACCTTAAGTCCTTTATTAACTAATTGTTTAACAACTTCACTTGCAATTACCGTTTTACCTGAACCTGTCGGACTGTTTATTAATTGCGTTTTTATTCCTTTATCAATGTTATTTAATATTAAATCAACTGTTTCTTGTTGGTAATCTCTTAAAATCATTTATTGTATATTCCTTTAATCAAAACTCTTTTATAAAACTCTTCAAAATCCTCACCATCTTCAAGCATATTGAAAAACCTGAATTTGTTTTCATGAGGTAATGCTAATAATTTTTCTTTTGCATCCCGGCCAGCATCATCATTATCCAGACAGAAAATTATCTCGTCAAAATCATTCCACAATTTGGCCTGTTCAACCAATTTAGGAATATGTTTGACACCGCATGAACTTGTTAAAATGTTGCAATCAACTTGTGCAAGTTCCCCTTTGAATTTTTGTGCTTTTTCATATTGATATTGGTATTGGAAGTAAGAATCTACGAATCCTTCATTGATAATGCATTTTTTGTTATCCCATGCTTCATAAATCCAACACAGGCATGACGGTGTATTATCGGCCTTGTAGCATTTTGTTTCCTCACCGTTCTTGAATTTGAAATGCTGAAATAGTTTGTGCCTTATTTCATAACCAACACACTTTTTATCCTTGTACCTTATGCATGGGAATATCCACCCTTTATTCGGATCATAACCAATAAAGCATGCTACTGCAGTAGGGAATGTTATTCCTCTTAATTCGTATAATTTTTTGGCATAAAATTCATAGAATTCATCATGCATAATTGTATCATTCCAAACCTTATAGCAATAATCGGTGTAATCTGTATCTATTCTTGGCGGTGGTTCTTTTGCTATAATTTGTTTTACAGGTCTTTGTTCAAAATTATAATTATTTTGTCCTAACTGTTCTAAAGCTTCACGATAAGTTAAATTATTATATTTCATATAAAAACCTATTGCAGAACCTGAAGCATTACAAGCGAAACAATGATATAAACCTGATTCTGTATTAATAGACATGCTTGCATTTTTATCATTATGAAATGGACATAATACTTGAATTTCTCGTTTTCTTAAATCTTCTTTTCCTGTTAAAACAGGTGCATATATTTTTTCAAAATTTGGAAACATTTTATTACTCTTTCGGTTCTATTTTATCACGAGTTATATTTTCTTTCAAATAAATCTTCAGGCATTTGTGCAATTCTTACACATTCAGAAATATTTATTAATAACGGTAAAATTATTGTACAGCTTATAATTAATCCAAATATAAGCATAAATATTCCTTTGTATGGTTTTCCTAAATAAAATAAATGAAAACCTAAAAAACCTAAAAATAATGCTAAAATTGATGCTGTACTTTTATTCATTTTTCAAACTCTCCATATATTTTACAACTTTATTATCTATAAATATTGATTCGTATTTTAAATTTTTTAAATATAAACCTTCTAATGACCTACAACGACTTAAAGCTACATAAGCCATGTGAGGAGCAAAAACTCTTGAGAAATCTATTGCAACAGAATCAAGGCTCATGCCTTGTGATTTGTAAATTGATACGGCATAACCTAAAGCAAGCGGATATTGTTCTCTCTCAAATACAAGTTTTGATTTTTCATGTACTTCAAATACTATCTTTGGAATAAATTCTTCTCTTCCATTGAATTTACATACAAGCAAATCACCTTTTTGACGTACAAAAACACCAATAGAACCGTTACACAAGCCACGATTAACAGCAATATTACTCAATAAAATAACTCTTGCACCTGGTTTTAATTTTAACATTTCAGGTGCACGCATGAATTTATTAAAATCTCTTTTAAATCCGGTTAGTGTAGGGTCTGTGTAATCAAAATCTTTAGATTTAAAGCAAAATTCTTCACCATCTAAATCACTTAATCTATATTCGTTCAATAGGTCCACTTCATTATTTGTCGGATATAGGCATGTTGTATCAAGAAGAGCATAGTTCATATCTGGGAACTGTCTTTTCTGTAAGTATTCAATATCTGCATCTGTATGCTCTGCAATTCGGATTCTGTTCAAACAATCAATAAATTCTTGATCATTTTGTCTGTAAACCTTCTTTAATAATACCGGCTTAAAGTTTCCAAATGCATAAGCTTCACTTTCAAAGAAAAAGCCTTTTGTGTTGCTTTCAACAGGTGGCAGCTGATAACAATCCCCTACTAAAATAACCTGCACACCACCAAAAGGCTTTGAATTGTTGCGAACTGCTCGCAACACCTCCTCAACTATATTAAACAAAAATCCATCACACATTGATATTTCATCAATGATAAGAATTTCTGTTTTTTCTACTTCTTCCCATCTCGCCCATGGATTATATCTTATTCTTGAAACTTCTTTGTTTAAATCGTCTGATTTTATCATTCCTAAATTTAAGAATGAATGCAATGTTTGACCATTTATATTTGTTGCTGCAATGCCGGTTGTAGAAGTTAAAGCGATTTTTTTTGTTTTGCCGTACTTCTCAATAATTTTATGCACCTGATAACTCTTACCGGTTCCGGCAGCACCAGATAAAACTATATTATTTCCTTTTTCAATTAAATTTTGTAATTTTTTGTTCATGGTTTCTCTTTCTTTTTCTTAATACGATCTATAATGTGCTGACTTCTAAGTCGCTATTGTCTATTTTAATTAATTTCCCTTTCTGATATTTACCGTCAAACTCGGCTTCAAATTTATATTTTTCAGGTTCGTAAAGTGCAACTTCAAAACCTTGATTTCTCTTTCCTGTAATTCTTGAAACTAAACAGAATCCTTTCTTTTCACACATCTCACTTGCATTTGTCAAAGCATCTTCAAACCACCCCTTAAATTCTCTGTTTGGTACAAATCGCTGATTTCTTAAATCCATCTTTGTAACAAATTTATTTCTGTTTTCAACAAGATAATTATAGAAATTATCATAATCAGAGAATAATTTGTCATTTAACATTTCTTCCAAGCAAGCATGAGTTTCATTGAAAAATTTAACCGCTTTTCTGAAATTCTCAACCGTTACAAACATACTTGTCGGATTTTCTAAAATATGATAAAGAACGGCCAATTTAATTATTTTCCAAGTTGAGTGTTCTAAGTCCAATTTCAGGATTTCTCTTTTTATGTTCAATACATTTGTATATTTATAAAATTCTGAAATCTTTTTGTCTATCTCGTTTTTATATACGTTTATTTCATCATTTGCTTCTTGGTTGAAATGATATTCCTTGCCCTCTTTTATTTCGTCAAAGATTTGTTTTAATTTCATTGAAGCCTGATTTAATCTTTCTATTGCTGCGTTCTTCTCGTCAAATGTAGCATATTGTATTTTTTCTGTGTAATAGTTTTCATTCTTTTTGAAATAAATGAAACTCCTGCGGGCCATACCTCTGGCAAGATAACTTTTGAATGAATTTGCAAGTTTTTCATTTTCAAGCAGCAATTTATAATCTGACATAAAAATACAAGCCACCGGAATTCCTGAAATATTTTCTCTGTTTGTACTTATTGTATCCGTTCCTTGAAATTCACCATCATAAAGGTTATACATCATATCAAGGAATTCTTTTTTCATTTTGTCTTTATTCAAGATTGCATCTTCATAATAACTAGCGAATTCTGAATTTAGGATCATGACCGCACCGGCGGCCGCTTCTTTTATAATCTCTAGGGATTTATACAACTTCGCTTGGGTTGCATTTGTTATTTCCTTTTTCAAAGGAACAAAGGCTTTTATTTCTGCATCACATTCCATTTTCTTACGTCTTAATTCGACTTTGTCAGTAATTTTTTGCAATCTTAAAGTTTGCTCACATTCAAGTTTTTCAAGTCTCTCTTCATTGTATTTTTTTAAATAATCGTTGAAAAATTTTAATAAGTTTAAGTCAATTTCGCTTAATAATCTGTTTTTAGCACCGCCAGACGGCACGAAATTAAAAGCAAAATAAGCAAGAGGTGTAAACCTTCCTATGTTTTGAATGCTTTGAAACTTAACGGCTTTAAATCCCATGATTTGGGTTAATTTTGACTGAAGAATATTAAGTACTGCTATTTTGCTTATTTTGTAATCACAGATTATTCTCAAATCCTCTGCTATTGAATTTAACATCTATTCTCCTATTAAAAAACCGGCAGCTTGTCGAGGGCATGCCGGCGAACGTTCTTTTTTTTATAAAACTTTTTTACCCTCGACATGTTATATCCTAACATGTTAATTTTTAATTGTCAAGAAAATTTTTTAACCAACGATAACCACCTAATTTTTTAAATTTTTTATACTGTTCTTTCGTTAAAGTAGTATTTATTTTTACTTTTTCAGGCTTTGGGTGATTATCTTTATATTTTTCTAATGCTTCAACTGCATCATCAATATCATCAAAAGTTCCTAGATAAATGCTTTTATATCGCCCCATCCATTTTTCAGATTTTTCTAACCAATAAATATTTTTCATAAAACCTCCTTTTTTTATTTTATATTTTATTAACTATTTTGTCAATACAAAA